ACAAGGTAAGAAAACCGGTAATTGGATAACAGAATTTACCAAAACATTTGACCACCCTTACGAGTGTTATGATTGGGCCGACGAACGTGTACTAGAAATAAGAGGAATGAGATGAAGCATATATTAACAGGGTTTGGATTATTCTTTATAGGTCAGCTACTAATATGGTTCCAAACTAACTCACAATTCCTTTCACAGTGGTGTAAAGATCATCCATGGATATTAGCAATGACTGGGATGCCGATCTCATACATATTAATATGTGCTACTAGAGAAGTAGTGTTAGGCTTTGACGGTTCATTATGGCCAGGTAGGTTATTAGGATTCGGATCAGGTATGATAGTTATGGCAGTATGTACCTGGTGGTTTATGGGTGAAGGGATTTCAACTAAAACATTTATAAGCCTACTGCTAGCAACAGCATTAGTATTAATACAAATTTTCTGGAGATAGAGTTTTTTATACGAACTTTATTTCTTATATTTACAACTGAAAGTTAGTTGGCATATATTTATTACAGTAATGAATAACAATTAACAATTAATAATTAACAATTAAGGAGTAACAAATGGCAATTGATTTAGATGCTATCCGCAAGAAGCTTAACAACTTGCAAAATCAAACTGGTAAACAAAATAATTTATGGAAACCAGAACCTGGTAAACAAACGATACGAATCGTACCTTACCAATTCAATAAAGATAACCCTTTTCAGGAGTTATATTTTCACTACAACTTAGGTAAAAAGACTTATTTGTCACCTGTAACTTTTGGTAAAGCAGACCCTGTAGTAGAGTTCTGTGAGCAATTGAAAGCTACTGGTAATAAAGAAGACTGGCAGATGGCTCGTAAAATGGAGCCTAAAATGAGAACTTATGTTCCTGTGCTTGTTCGTGGTCAAGAATCAGAAGGTGTTAAATTTTGGGGCTTCGGTAAAACAGTATACCAAGAACTATTAAGCATTATTTCAGATCCTGATTATGGTGATATTACTGATGTAACTAATGGTAGAGATATCTCTGTAGAATTTACAGCAGCAGAAGGAGCTGGATCTTTTCCTAAAACAGCAATTCGTGTTAAACCGAATCAAACAGCTGCTACTGGTGATAAGAATATCGCTGAGCGTATTATGAATGGGCAAAAAGATATTACAGATATCTTTAAAGAAGTATCTTATGATGACTTGAAGACTGCTCTAGGTGAGTGGTTAAATCCTGAAGAAGAAGCATCTACTGAGCAGGTAGCTACACAAACTACAGGTAATACAGCAAGAGTAGATGATGTAAATAAAGCGTTTGACGACTTATTTAATAATTAAGAGGTTATATGGCTAAAAGTAAAAGTAATAGAGATGAGTTAGCATCCGTGCTAGCTGATAGCTTAAACAAAAAGTTCAAGGACTATAAGGTTGCTTATTTTCTTGATGGTTCTGAAGAAACCCCAACAGATCTTACTGAGTGGATATCTACTGGATCATCAATGCTAGATCTTGCTATTGCAAATAGACCTAATGGAGGAATACCAGTTGGTAGAATTACCGAAGTAACTGGTCTTGAGGGGAGTGGTAAATCACTTGTCGCAGCACATCTATTAGCAAATACGCAAAAGCAAGGTGGATTAGCGGTGTTCATTGATACTGAGAATGCAATGAATGAAGAGTTTCTTCGTTGTATAGGTGTTAATGTGGAGAATATGGTGTATATACAACTAGAAACTGTTGAAGATATTTTCGAGGTTATTGAAAGTATTATTACAAAGGTTAGAGAATCGAGTAAAGATAGATTAGTATCTATTGTAGTTGATTCTGTAGCTGGAGCAACAACAGCTGTTGAGAGTGAGTCAGATTACTCTAAAGATGGTTGGGCAACATCAAAAGCAATTATACTTTCCAAAGCAATGCGAAAAGTTACTCAAATGGTTGGAAGACAGAGAGTAGCTCTAGTATTTACAAATCAATTACGACAGAAACTAGGTGTAATGTTTGGAGATCCTTGGACAACTTCTGGAGGTAAGGCAATTGCATTCCATTCAAGTTGTAGATTGAGATTAAAATCTATGGGTCAAATCAAAGCTAAAGTAAATGGTGTAGATGAAACTGTAGGTATTAAGACCCAAGCTCAAGTTGTAAAGAATAGAATGGGTCCACCTCTTCGAAAAGCTGAATTCGAGATATACTTCGATTCAGGTATAGATGACTATGGTGGATGGTTAAAGGTTATGAAAGCTCAAAAATTAGTATCTGCTGGTGGTGCATGGTATACATATGTAACAGAAGCTGGCTCTACTCACAAGTTTTTATCAAAAGATTGGCAAAAATTGTTAGATGAGAATCCTGATATTAAAGAAGAGGTATATCAAAAGATTTGTAATGCTCTTGTTATGGAGTATAAAACAGATACAATTGGTATAGATGATATTGAGATAAGTGATGAACCAATTCCAGAAGGATAGATGAGTACATTGAAGTGTAATGGAGCCGCGTAGATATGTAAATATTAGTTAGAGTGTAATGCTCGTTGCTATGAAGCTGACACCAATGTGTACTCGAGAGCGCCTTAAAGTATACTAGAAAATGTAGCAAGCTAATAGCTCATTTGGTAGGGGCCCTCGGGCCCTTACTTTTTTAAAGGAAGTTATGAAAAAAGATTATTTTAAAATATTTGATAATTTGGAAGAAGGTAATATTCAACCAAGTAAGCCCAATGATAAAGTTCTTATCATTGATGGGTTAAACACATTCATACGAAGTTTTGCAGTATCTCCTGTAACAAATGATAATGGTATTCATGTTGGTGGTATATCCGGATTTCTGTTATCAATAGGATACGCAATAAAGATGTTGCAACCAACTCGTGTGATTATATGTTTTGATGGTAAAGGCGGTAGTCAACGGAGACGTAAACTATTCCCAGATTATAAAGCAAATAGAGTGGTTCGCACAAAGCTTAATAGAACCAATTCATTTGTGGATAAAGAATCAGAAGATCAAAACATGAAAATGCAACTAGGTCGATTGATTCAATATCTAGAGATACTACCAGTTCAGTTAGTAGCACCGCAAAATATAGAAGCAGATGATGCAATCGCGTACCTATCTAAACAAGTGTTAACTGATAGTAAAATATTTATAATGTCATCGGACAAAGATTTTATACAGTTAGTTGATGATAGAATTGCAGTATGGTCCCCTACAAAGAAAAAATTATACTTTAAAGGGGATGTAGCAGAAGACTATAAAATACCTGCGCATAATTATCTCTTATATAGAACACTTACAGGTGATAAATCTGATAATATACCAGGTATTAGAGGTACTGGAATTAAAACATTAGAAAAAAGATTGCCTATATTATTTAGTGATAAGCAAGTAACTATTGATGATATAATCAATGAATGTGTAGATTCTAAAATTAAAGTACTACAGACAATCCACAGTAGTCGAGATACACTCGAGTTAAACTACAAACTAATGCAGTTAAGTGAAGTGGATATTAGTGGTAGTAGTAAGCATAAGATTTTACATGTAGCAGACAATGAGATCCCTAGGTTAAACCCAATGCAATTTAAAGTAATGGTGTTAGAAGATAGTTTAGGTGGAGCTTTTCGTAATTTAGAATTTTGGTTACGTGAGAGATTTACATTATTAGACGCGCAAGCAGATTTATACAATAAAAGTTGTGATACTAAATAAGTATTCATATATTATAGCATATGAGTGATACATTTCAAATATACGGTTACAATTTTCAAGTAAAGCTACTATCCGCTTTATTTAAAGATAAACCATTCTTACAGCAGATAACGGATATCTTAGATAGCAATTTCTTTGAATCCGAAGCAAACAAGTGGATAGTGAAAACCGTTGGAGAGTACTTTTCTGAGTATAAAACATCCCCAACTCTAGATGTGATGAAAGTTAAGGTTGATACAATAGATAATGATGTGTTAAAAGCATCTGTTGTAGATACATTAAAAGAGGTCGTTAGAAATTTAGATGCTGATGATATAGATTTTGTAAAAGATGAATCTATAAAGTTTTGTAAAAATCAAAAATTAAAATCAGCTATTGTAGACTCTGTAGAGTTATTACAGCGTGGTGATTACGATGAGATTAAATTTCGCGTTGATGAAGCTATGAAAGCAGGAACTGATAGAGATATTGGACATGAGTATAATATTCATATTGATGAGCGATTCTCTGAAACTACTAGACAGACAACATCTACAGGTTGGGATGCAATTGATCAATTGATGGATGGTGGATTAGGTCCTGGTGAGTTAGGAGTATTTGTAGCACCAGCTGGTATTGGTAAATCATGGGGATTAGTAAATGCAGCTGCAAATGCTGTTAAAGCAGGTAAGACAGTTATTCACTATACATTAGAGCTTAATGGTGCATATGTAGGGTTAAGATTTGACTCTGTATTTACAGGTATAGCAGCGCAGAATTTAAAATTCTATCAAGATGATATTAAAGAGAAGGTTGGTGAATTAGAAGGTGAATTAGTTATTAAGTATTTTCCAACTAAAACTGCAACAGTAAATACATTAAAAGCTCACTTAGAACGATGTACTATGTTAAATAAAAAGCCTGATCTTATAGTTGTAGATTACGCTGATTTATTAAGAGGTACAGGTAAAGAGATACGACATGAGTTAGGTAATATCTATGAAGATTTGAGAGGTATGGCAGGTGAGTATGAAATTCCTATATGGACAGCATCTCAGGCAAATAGATCAGCTCTAGATGATGATGTTATTGGAGCAGAGAAAATAGCAGAATCATACTCAAAGATAATGACAGCAGATTTTGTAATATCATTATCTAGAAAGATTGAAGATAAGATAGCAGGTACAGGTAGATTCCATGTTATTAAAAATAGATTCGGTCCAGATGGTATAACATTCCCTAGTAAGATGAATATGTCAAATGGTCAGATAGACATATTTGAGCAGACCTCAGTGCAAGGTAAGAGTGCACAGGGGCAGATGGATCAAGGAACTGAAGCAATGAGAAAGAGGTTAGCAACAAAATATAATGAGGTGCAGCCAGTTTCAGAGAAATCAAAAGATCCATTTGAAAATTTACAATAATATACGTATATATTGATAATTATTATTACACCAAAAAGTAAAAACAGAATAAAGGAAGCAGGCAATGGAGATATCCAATCAGATTTTGTCAGACATCACTGTCTACATGAAATATGCAAAGTACATTCCTGAGTTATCGAGACGAGAAACTTGGGAAGAGCTAGTAACACGTAATAAGTACATGCACGTAAAAAAGTATCCTGAGTTAAAGGATGAGATTTTAGAAGTATATAAGATGGTATATGATAAGAAGATATTACCATCTATGAGGTCAATGCAGTTTGGTGGTAAACCAATTGAAGTAGCCCCGAACAGAATATATAACTGCGCTTTTATGCCTGTGAGTCATATCGACTCATTCGCCGAATGTATGTTTTTACTGTTAGGAGGTACCGGAGTTGGATTCTCCGTACAACGCCATCACGTAGATGAACTACCTTCTATTCAACAACCCTACCCTAAAAGAGCTAGACGATTCTTAATTGGTGATTCAATTGAAGGTTGGGCTGATGCAGTTAAGGTTCTTATGAAGTCATATATGAACGGAGGTGGAAGTAGAGTTGAGTTTGATTATTCTGATATTAGACAAAAAGGTGCACAGCTAGTAACATCAGGTGGAAAAGCTCCAGGCCCTCAGCCGCTAAAAGAGTGTCTATTAAAGATTGAGGGATTACTGAGAGAGAAAGGTAATGGAGAGAAGCTCACAACCTTAGAAGCGCATGATATTATTTGTTATATTGCAGATGCTGTACTTGCTGGTGGAATACGTAGAGCTGCACTTATTTCTTTATTTAGTGCAGATGATGATGAGATGATTTCATGTAAAGCAGGAAACTGGTGGGAAACTAACCCACAGAGAGGTCGAGCTAACAACTCCGCCGTACTGATGCGTCATAAGATTACTAAAGAGTTCTTCATGGAAATATGGAAACGCGTTGAGCTATCTGGAGCAGGGGAGCCTGGTATTTATTTCAGTAATGATAAAGAGTGGGGTACTAATCCGTGCTGTGAGATTGCACTAAGACCATTCCAGTTCTGTAATTTATGTGAAGTAAATGTATCTAATATAGAATCTCAAGAGGATTTGAATGAGAGAGTAAAAGCTGCAGCATTTGTGGGAACCTTACAAGCTGGGTATACAAATTTCCACTACTTACGTCAAGTGTGGCAAGATACAACTGAGAAAGATGCATTAATCGGTATATCAATGACAGGAATTGGATCAGGAGCTGTACTAGGATATGACATGTCAGCAGCTGCTGACATTGTTAAGAAGGAAAATGCTAGAGTTGCAAAGAGTATAGGTATAAATAAGTCTGCGAGATGTACTACAGTAAAACCAGCTGGTACTACGTCATTAACACTAGGAACATCATCTGGTATCCATGCATGGCATAATGATTATTATATTAGACGGATACGCGTCGGTAAAAATGAATCGATGTACCCATACCTAAAAGAGAATCATAGTGATTTGGTTGCTGATGAGTATTTTAGACCACATGACACAGCTGTTATTGAGATCCCGCAAAAAGCACCAGCTGGATCTATTTTGCGAACAGAATCACCATTCCAGCTTCTAGAGAGAGTTAAAAAAGTTGCAACTGAATGGGTAAAAGCTGGCCATAGATCAGGAAACAATACACATAATGTATCAGCAACAATCTCGCTAAAAGATGAAGATTGGGAGTTAGCAGGTGAATGGATGTGGAAGAATCGGGCATCATATAATGGATTATCTGTACTACCGTATGATGGTGGAACATATACTCAAGCGCCTTTTGAAGATATTATCAAGGAGCAGTATGATGAGATGATAGAATCGTTATCAGAGATTGATTTATCAAATATTGTAGAGTTACAAGATGACACTACATTAGCAGGAGAGCTTGCATGCGCAGGTGGTTCTTGTGAGATTACGTAATATGTGTTGGATTGAAAAGTTATATTATGGAATACCAATATGAGTAAGTTAGGTAGTTTCGTTGGCAATACGCCACTCATCCCTATACACTTAGGGGAGTTAACTGTATACGGCAAAGCAGAGTTTATGAATCCAGGAGGTAGTGTGAAAGACCGAATGGCAACTTATATTCTAGATGATGCAGAAGCTAGAGGATTGATTAAGAAGGGCGATGCTTTAATAGAGGCAACTTCAGGTAATACTGGTATAGCTTTTGCTATGTTAGCGGCAGAAAGAGGTTATAAGATGCAAATTGTTATGCCTTCTAATATGTCTATAGAGCGAAAACAAATGTTAGAGTTTTATGGAGCTAAATTAATGCAAGTAGAAGCCGGAGATTTTGATGGAGCAATCGAATTCAGAGATATGTTAGCTAAGAAATTAGGTTATTTTAATTGTAATCAATTTCATAATCCATTAAATATTGAAGCACATTATAAAACAACTGGTCCTGAAATACTTGAGCAATTACCTAAACCCGTAAGATATTTAAGAGCAAATCAAGGTGTAAATCCTCCAGTAGTAGATGCGTTGGTGTGCGGTACAGGTACAGGCGGCACAATCATGGGAACAAGCAAATACCTTAAAGAACACATACCAGATATAAAGGTAGTAGCAGTTGAACCAGCCGAATCCGCAGTAATGAGTGGAGGTGAGCCGGGCTTACATGGCATACAAGGAATAGGCGACGGTAGTAAGTTCTTAGTAGATATGGAGCAGATAGATGATGTAGTAACAGTTCCAACAGATTGTGCAAAAAAGGTAGCAAAATACTTAGCTAAACGATATGGGTTATTTGTAGGTATAAGTGCAGGTGCTAATGTAATGGCATCATTCCAATGGTTAAGAGATAATAACAAGAAGTCAGCAGTCACCATATTATGTGACAGAGGTGAAAGGTATTTAAGTTGTTTAGGGGAATAAGTATGTATAATATAATGTCAGCAATGTTAGTAATAGTTACAATGGTAATAACGTGTTCGCCATTAAAGGGCCCTTATGTTTCTCCGGAATTAGAACCAGCATACGAAGAATGGATTGAAGGATGTAAGTCAAGAAAAATACCATGGAAAAGAGAAGTAGTACGTATAGATTCGATATTGTACAATCCACTTGAAGAAGGATATTGGGGAAAATGCTTTGGAGACAAGATTACAATCAGTTCGAATAGTATTAGTCCTACAGATACATTTCTATTAAAGTTAATAATGTATCATGAATTAGGTCATTGTGTATTTGGTTATGGCCATGATGATGTTGGTATAGAGATAATGAATTCGGTCTTACAGGAAGATAGGATTATGATTTATGAATACTTTTGGGAAGTAATCGAAGAGAAATACTTCAGTTTACTTTGGTAGTCTAAAGTAATTTTCATATATTATATAAAAACAAATAAAGGTTATTATGGCAAAGTATCAATCAACAAAATTATTTGACAACTACTCAGTAGCTATTAGACAGTGGAGAGCTCAACACTCTCACTGTCAGCTGTTACATGGATATGCTTTAAAATTTAAAGTATGGTTCGAAGCTCAAGATAAGTATGCATCTAATCCCCTCACCGGTGGATTAGATGAGATGAATTGGATCGTGGATTACGGTGGGTTTAAAGACGCGCCGATCGGAAATGGGCTAAAATCATGGATGGATAGTATGTGGGATCACACTACCTTAATTGAGAAGGATGATCCGCAATTAGAGACATTTACATATCTAGAGGAGCTAGGGCTATGTAAGTTAGTTGTAATGGATAAAATGGGTGCAGAGAGTTGTGCTAAATTAGTATTCGACCACTTTAATAAGCGATTAGCATTAACTGATGGTGGTAGATGTAAAGTTGTTAAAGTAGAATGTTTTGAAAATGATAAGAACTCATCAATTTATAAGGAGTAGTTATGAAGATTAGTCACGAAGTACCTAAGCAGTTATTCGAAGAAAGTTTAAAGTTTAATGATTATGATTATGCATTAGTTCACTTATTCGATAAAGATCCTGAATACTTACAGTTCTATAAGAATTGTGTAAATAATAATAGACATGTAATACTTGATAATAGTATTTTTGAGTTAGGTGAAGCATATGATAATGAATCTTTTGCAGAGTGGGTGAAAGAACTGCAACCTACAGAGTATATTATACCTGATGCTTTAGAGGATCTAGAAAAAACATGCTCACAAGCTCGAGATTGGTTCGATAACTATTCTGATTTACCGGGTAAGAAGATTGGTGTAGTGCAAGGTAAAAATTATTTTCAATTTGTAGACTGCTATCGATATTTAGATAGATTAGGTGTCGATAAGATTGCAATTTCATTTGATTATTCGTGGTATGAGGAGATAGCACCGCATCCAAATAAGTATATGTCATGGATGATAGGCCGCAGTACATTATTAACTAGATTAATGAAAGACGGTGTTATTAATATGAGTAAGCCACATCATTTACTAGGATGTGGATTACCTCAAGAATTCAATCTATATAGTGGCCCTGAATTCAAATGGATTGAATCCCTTGATACTAGTAATCCAATTGTCCATGGAATGTTACTTATTCCGTATAGCGACTCTGGACTTAAAGATAAGCTTAGTTTAAAATTAGCAGATAAGATTAATGTAGATATAAACTCTGCACAGCGAGAGGTCATTGATCATAATGTTAGAAAATTTAGAGGTTTTGTAAATGATTAGATTACCGTGGATTGCAATGTTCAGTCAAACAGGTTCTGAGATAGCTAATATTGCAGAAAAAATTAACCGATGGCCTGATTTAATTATCGTAAATGAGCGTAATATTGAGCGTATCATAGATAGTAGGTTGCAAGGTAGGAATGTTGTGTTTGTATCTAATACACCCTCCGTATCTGAGTTAATAGATATATTTCAATGGTTTGAAAATCCACTAATAACATTACATGGTTGGTTGAGAATAATACCATCTAGTATATGTGAGAGTTATAGTATATATAACGGTCACCCTGGTTTAATTACACGATATCCTGAATTAAAAGGTAAAGATCCGCAGATTAGAGCTATTGAAAATGGTTATCTATCAGCTGGGTGTGTAATACATAAAGTGACAGCTGGTGTAGATGAGGGAAAAGTATTATTAGAGCGAAGTTTTAGTATAGTTGGGTTGGATGAACGAGAAATTTTTCGTATATTTAGTAAAACGAGCTTACAGCTCTGGTTAGATTTTTTAAAGACAGAATTATGAAGATAGCATTTACAGGAGCACAGAGTACAGGTAAAACTACTCTATTAAATAAATTAAGAGAAGATTCTAATTATTGGAAATATACGTTTATTGATGAAATAACTCGTAGTGTAGTAGATGCTGGAGTAGAAATCAATGAGGGTGGCACAGATAAAACGCAAATGCTGATAATGCAAGCTCATCTTGTAAATTCAATGGTACCTGATACAGTTATGGATAGATGCGCTTTAGATGGTGTCGTATATACTAGATATCTCTATAATAGGGGTCAGATATCAACTGACGTTATGGATGGTGCAGAGCAAGTATTTCAATCAGTAATCAATGAGTATGATTATATTTTCTATCTAATACCTGAATTTGATATCAAAGATGATGGTGTAAGATCTATAGACAATGATTTTAGAAATCAAATAGTAAAATTATTTGATCAATATATATTAGAATGTGAAGTGCCTGTTATTAGAATAACAGGTTCGCTAGAGGAGCGTATTAAACAAATAGAGGAAAAAATAAATGAGTAATTCAGTTGTAGAGATAGCTAGTAAGCATTTAGGTCAAACAGTAAGTGCTTATTCCGACTTATATGATAAGTCATTATTAGTTAAAGTACCACGATACTTAAATCGTGAAGCATATGGTATAGATGGTAAAAATTTACCATTTGTAGGGTATGATGTATGGAATTGCTACGAAGTATCAGCAATAACAGAGAAAGGTAGACCTGTTACAGGTGTGCTGAAAATCTCATGTCCATCAGATAGTGAATATCACGTAGAATCGAAAAGTATTAAACTATATCTCAATTCATTTAATATGAATCAGTTTGGTGAGCATAAAGATGAGTGTGCATCAATTATAGAAGAAGTTGTAGCGAAAGATTTATCTGAATTGCTTGAAACTAATGTTACATGTCAACTACACACATATGAAACTATGAGTGCTGATGAATATGGAGAAGAGACATGGTTAGGATTTAACGGATTTGATAATATTGAAACATTAGTAGATTTTGATGAAGTAGAGTTTACCTCATTTAAGTCAGATGAATCACAATTAGAAGGTTATACAGAGTCCCCTGATATGAGCATTGCTACTCATTTACACACTGATATGCTTAGGTCGAACTGTCGTGTAACTAATCAACCAGATTGGGGTGATGTATATGTTTATATGAAAGGTAAAGAAATAGTTACACCAGAATCATTCGGTAGATATATTGTATCTCATAGAAAAGTATCTCATTTCCATGAAGAAATTTGTGAAATGATTTATAAACATTTATTAGATAGGTTTAATCCTGAAGAATTAATGGTAGCATGTCTATATACACGCAGAGGTGGTTTAGATATTAATCCAATAAGAGCAAACAAAGTGGAGTTATTAGATCCACAATTTCATAATGTAGAATTCTTAAATGAAAAAACTTTAAGACAATAAGGAGAAAAAAAATGGCAAAAAATAAACAAGCTGTACTTTCGTTAAGCGGTGGTATGGATTCATCTACAGTTCTGCTACACCTGTTATCCGAAGGTTACGATGTTACAGCCGTAAGCTTTGATTACGGGCAAAAGCATCGAGTAGAGTTAGAGCGTGCTCAAGCATTAGTAGATTATTTAAATGCAAGTAAAGATGAAGTTGTAGCTGAAAATAAAATGGGTAGAACAATAGTTCATCACTTTGATAATAAAGTTAAATATCAAGTGATAAAATTAGACGGGCTAGTAGATCTATTAGATTCTGCTTTAGTAGATGGTGGCTCTGAGGTACCTGAAGGTCATTATGAAGAGGATAATATGAAAGATACTGTTGTACCTAATCGTAATAAAATGTTCTCATCAATTATTCAAGCAATTGCGTTATCTATTGCAAATAAAAATGACTGTGATGTAGATATTGCAATGGGTATTCACGCAGGTGATCATGCAATCTATCCAGATTGTAGACAAGAGTTTAGAGATGCAGATTATGATGCGTTTTTACAAGGCAATTGGGATGCTGCAAGAGTTAAATATTATACTCCATATTTAACAGGTGACAAATTTGATATCTTAAAAGATGGTGAGGTATGTTGTAACGAGTTAGGATTGGATTTTGATGAAGTATATAAGCGTACTAATACATCTTATAAACCTACAGCAGAAGGATTATCAGATTATAAATCAGCATCATCTGTTGAACGTATTGAAGCATTTATTAAATTGGGTAGAAAAGATCCTGTAGCATATGTAGATGGATGGGATACTGCAAAGACTCACGTAGAAAAATTATTAGCCGAATATGAATAAGAGAATTAAACACTATGATAAAGTACTCCCTGTACTTGAAGTATATAGATGTATACAGTCAGAGGGGAGTAGATTCGGAAGACCTACAATTGCTATAAGAACAACGGGGTGTACACATCGTTGCTACTTTGGTGAAGGTGGGTGGTGTGATTCCTGGTACACATCTATACATCCTGAGAAAGGTACTTTTACATTTAATGATATTATCAAAATATATGATGATAATCCTCATGTAAAAGAGATGATGTTAACAGGAGGTTCTCCAACAATGCACCCTGCATTAGTAAACGAATTGACACATTTTGCTCATGAAAGAAACATTATTATTACTATCGAAACTGAAGGATCTCGTTTTGTTGAAACCGATTATCCTATTGATCTTATCTCTCTTAGCCCTAAATTCAGTAATTCAGTTCCTGTTATCGGAGCTGTTACTCCTGGTGGGAAAGTGGTTGACGAAAAAATGATAAGAATTCATAATATGAAGAGACAGAATACAGAGGAAATTAAAAAAACTCTAGCTTTTCATAAAGATTATCACTATAAACCTGTATGGGATGGAACTGATGAAAATCTAGAAGAAATTGAATCTTATAGAATAGAGTTAGGAGTTCCTAAAGATAAAACATATATTATGCCCGCAGGTGATACGCGAGCTACATTAGTGGAAATGTATCCTAAAGTATTTGAAATGTGTGCAGAACGAGGATATAATATGACTGGTAGAGATCATATAATCGCATTTGATACAGAGAGAGGGGTATAATGAAGTTACTTATTCCAGAGTATAAAATAGAACGACGCGTAAGAGCGCTAGCTCACAGGATATCAGAAGAGCATAAGACATCAGGTAATCCACATCCACCAGTAATGGTATGCGTATTGAATGGTGCATTTATGTTTTTTACAGATCTTATTAAAGATATGGGAATTGATGTAGAGATTGATTTTATTCGTGCAAAATCTTATAAGAGTAACGGATTAACTCATGCAGGTGGAGTTGAGATTACTAAAAATATAGAGATAGAATTAGAGGGTAAGCGAGTATATATTGTAGATGATATGATAGATACAGGAGCTACGATGCTTGAAGTTATATTTCATGTAGAAGAAAAAAAGCCTGCTGATATTCAGATTGTAACTCTAGTTGATAGGGCAGATTCACGGGATGACTTACCAAATAATCATACAGCATTCCCTAATATGGGTGATGATTGGTTTGTTGGTTATGGATTTGATGATAATGGATTAAAGAGAAATTATAGAAACATTTATAGTGCAAGTGTTGATGATTCGAAATGATTTTCTTATATTTAGAGTATAAAATAAAGGTAAAACTATGAGTAAAAATTTTGAAATAGCTAGACTAGGGTTTGCTAACGGAGCTGCAAGTAGTAGTCCGTTAACAGATAAAGAGAAGCAGATAATGATTATGGATGCAGCTGATGCATTTGGTAAGTTTTTAGACGCACTGTTAGTAGATTGGCGCAATGATCCGAATTCAGATAATACACCTACGAGAGTAGCTAAAGCGTATGTCAACGATCTATGGGCTGGTAGATATGAAGAGCCGCCATCGATTACTGGATTCCCGTCTGATGGATATGATGGAATTGTATTTGAAGGAGGTATACCTCTAACATCTATGTGTTCACATCATCATCAAACTATTAATGGTAAGGTACATATTGGTTACATCGCATCAAAAACAGGTACAGTTGTCGGGTTAAGTAAGCTTAATAGAATCGTAGAGCATTTCGGGAGAAGAGGTGCTATTCAAGAGCAATTAACTGTCGCTATACATAATGCTGTAGATCAGATATGTACAGGTAACTTAGGAGTCGCTGTTATGATTGAAGCTACTCACAATTGTGTATCGTGCAGAGGAGTCAATCATTCAGGTGCAAGTATGAAAACAAGTAAATTAACTGGCTCGTTCTTGAAGGAAGATTCTGCAAGAGCTGAGTTTTATGAATTTTGTAAAGGATATAAATGTTAAACGCGAAAGAAATTCTTGAAGAAAAGCTAATAGTATTAGATAATGCTAAAGGTAAACCTGCTCAAGTTGGATATGACCTGAGTATTAAAAGTATTAAAAAGTTAACAGGTGATGGTCAAGTATTAAAAAATAAGACTATTGTAAATAAGTTAGATACTATATCTATGACTGAGGCAATGGATTTAGAAGGGGTTGAAGTAAATGGTTGGTGGTTAGAGCCTGGTACTTATGATGTTACATGTAATGAGGGCTGTAACATACATGCTAATAGAACTGCCATGGTAAGGCAAAGATCTTCACTATTGCGTAATGGTGCTATTATAGCTAGCTCTATATTCGATCCTGGATTCTATACAGATAATATCGGTACAGTAATGGTTGTAAACGAACGCATCTTTATTGAGAAGGATGCTAGAATAGCACAAATGTATTTTCATGAAAATAATGAAGGGGAGTTGTATGATGGACAATTCCAAAACGATAAGCAAAGAAAATAATTGTATCAAAGTATTTATATAGACAGGCATAAGCGTAAGGTTCACTTATGGGATGATAAGGATGGATATACAATAGAATCCCTCCATCCTTATCTATATGGATATTTTAAAGATCCACGTGGTAAGAAAAAAGCTATCGATGGTAAAACTGTTCGTAGAATTAAAGTTACAGAAGAAGTAAAACATGCTGCGAGGAGTTCTGATAAGAAGCATTTATATTATGAAACAGATGTAGCATTAGAGACCAGAGTACTTATCGATAAATATGGCGATTCAGATACCCCTAGTACTAATCTGCGTGAGTTCAATTTTGATATTGAGACAGAGATACTGCAAGGATTTCCAGATTGGAAAAATCCTATAAATCAAATAACTGCAATAGCTTGGCATGAGAAATCATTAGATGAATATTGTGTATTAGTTCTTGATGAAGATGGATTAGTTGAAGATTCTGTAAAGGGTAATGTAGAGATTATATCGTGTCGAGATGAGCAGCAACTATTAGAGATATTTCTAGATAAATATGCCCAGATAGCACCACATGTATTAACGGGATGGAATGTTGAAGGATTTGATATCCCATATCTAATTAATAGGATTGGTCGCGTATTAGGAGATGATGCAGCTCGTAAGTTAAGCCCTGTTGGTAGGATTTCATATAGAGATGGTATTGATAAGTGGTTTATAGAAGGTGTATCTATATTAGATTATATGTTATTGTATAAGAAATTTACTATGGGTGAGAAGCCAACATATCGATTAGATGCAATTGGTAAAGATGAGGTAAATTTAGGTAAGATTGAATACGATGGTAATCTAGATGATTTATTTGCTAGTGATATCAATAAGTATATTGAATATAACTTAAATGATGTTGAAATTGTCAAGAGGTTAGATGATAAACTTAAATTTATAGATTTAGCTAGAGCAATATGTCATAAAGGTCATGTTCCATATCAACAAATACATATTACATCTGCATATCTTGAAGGAGCTATACTAACGCATACTCATAGATTAGGAGTAGTCACAAAGAATAAGCCGCAGGATGTTGTTAAAGAAAGTAAATTTTCTGGTGCATTCGTAAAAGTGCCAAATCCTGGTAGGTATGATTGGATATATGATTTAGATTTAACATCACTATACCCATCTATTATTATGACGTTGAATATATCACCAGAAACAAAAATTGGAAAATTCGATGACTTTAATACAGATGATTTTAGAAGTAGAAAGTCTCGAGATTGGAGATTAGATATTGATGGTAAGATGTCTGTAGATATGAAAGGTGATGAGATATTTGAATTTCTAAATACTGAGAAATGTTCAATTGGATCTAATGGAGCTATTTACAAGACGGAAAAAGCTGGCCTGATTCCTGCTATATTAGATAGATGGTTTAAAGAGAGAGTTGAGTATAAAAATTTACGTAAGAAGTTTGAGAAGGAAGGTAATGAAGCGCAAGCCGCTTACTTTGATCAAATGCAATATGTAACGAAAATCTTACTTAATTCTATGTACGGTGTATTAGGATTGAAATCATTTAGATTCTTTGATATTGATAATGCTGAAGCTGTTACAGCTACAGGTCAACAATTAATTAAAGCAACTGGTGAGTTTGGCAGTAAGTTTTATAACGACGAGATAGGTACAAAAGATATCGATTATATTATATATACAGATACAGACTCAGTATTCTTAAGTGCACTACCACTAATTAATAAGCGATATCCGCATATTGATACTGAAGATAAAACTGCGATGACAAAAGCAATTTTACCTATTGCAGAAGAAGTTCAAGATTATATCAATAAGATGTATGATTTATATGCAAAGAGGATACATAATGTAGATATACATCGATTTGATATAAAGCAGGAGCTAATATCTAAATCAGGGATATGGATAGCAAAAAAGAGATATGCACAGTGGGTGATTAATCAAGAGGGACATCCTTGTGATAAGTTAGATGTAAAAGGTATTGATGTTGTAAGATCTAGCTTTCCAGCTGCTATGAGAAAATTTTTAGCTAATGTTTTGCAGAGTATATTAGAGAATAAAACTCAATTTACTATTGATGAAATGATAGTTGATTTTAGAGATAAGATGAAGGAGATGGATGTATCAGAGATCGCTAAATCAACAGGTGTAAAAAATATTGAGAAGCATGTATTTAAAGATGATGGTATTATAGAGTTACAGAAAGGAGCTCCTGCACATGTTAAAGCTGCTGTAGCATATAATAATATGTTACGTAGAATAGAATCAGGTGAGTTAGGTGAAATACGTAGTGGTGACAAAATCAAATGGGTATATTTAAAAACTAACCCACAGGGGTTAGATGCTATGGCATTTAAAAATTATGATGATCCAGATCAAATTATAGAGTTTATATCTAAGTATGTTAATTATGATAAGATATTTGATAGAGAGTTACATAATAAACTGAGTTCGTTCTACGATGCACTCAAATGGGGTAAAGTACCTAATCATGATATGAAACAAATTAATAAATTTTTCGACTTCTCGTAGGTGGTTTAATTTATTTTTCGTATATTTATTAGTATAAAAAGAAGGTTATGAATAAGACACTAATTACAGGTTTTATAAGCAAATATGCACTAGGAAATAATGTTGAATCAGTAAAGTGGACTGTGAAAGATAATGTATTATCTACAGCGTTCAAGACACCTGATAAGACATGTAGAGGTACTGTATCTGCAAACAATGTTGATTTACTAGATGGTGAAATAGGTATATTTAATACAGATCAATTGATGCGAATGCTATCAATACTAGATGATGATATTATTATTGATATACGCAAGCAGAAAGGAACACCTGTAGCGTTAGATATATCTGATAATAACACATCTGCTGGATATGTATTAGGTCAATTAGACATTATACCGAATCCTGGTAAATTGAAAATGATACCGACATTTGTATGCAATATTACTGTAGATGATGAGTTTAGTAATAGATTCTTAAAAGCTACAGGAGCATTACCTGAATGTAATTATTTTACAGTTACTAGTGATGCAATGGGTACAGAGTTAATATTTGGATATTCAGATATAAATTCAAATACTATATCATATGGTGTAAAGAGTACTAACTCTCAGGATGTTGAGATTATACATTTTTCATCTGATACGATGAGAGATATATTAGTAGCAAATAAAGGAATACCTGGTCAAATAGAAATTAGCCCGGTAGGTTTAATGCGCGTTTCATTTAATACAAGTAATTATAACGCGGAATATTATTTAGTAAATAAACAAATAGATTAAGGAGAGTTATGTTTATACCGATAAACGACAATGTGGTTATTAAACCTATTGATGCACAGGATGTAACACACGGTGGTGTTATTATACCTGATACATCACAAGAAGCAACTATGCAGGCAGAAGTTGTAGCACACGGACCTGGAGCTGTATTAATGGACGGAAAACGTCATAATATGCAGGTAGAGATTGGTAGTAAAGTTGTGTATGCAAAATTTGGTGCAAAGAAGTTAGATTATCAAGGTGAAGAGTATCTAATTTGTAAAGAAGCAGATTTATTAACAATTATAGAGGAATAAAAAATGGCTAAAAATTTAGATTTTGGTAAAGATGCTCGTACAGAGCTACTAGCAGGTGTTGATAAGCTTGCAAATGCAGTAAAAGTAACATTGGGACCTAAGGGACGAAATGTTGTAATAGAAAAAGGTCACGGTGTGTATACATCTACTAAAGATGGTGTGTCTGTAGCGAAGGAGATTGTACTTGCAGATACGTTACAGAATGCTGGAGCGCAAATGGTAAAGGAAGTTGCAAACCAAGTTAATGATGAAGCAGGTGATGGTACTACAACTGCAACTGTATTAGCTCAAGCAATCCTTCATGAAGGATATAAGAGGGTAACTAAAGGTACAAATCCTGTTGAGTTAAAGAAAGGTATTGATAAAACTGTTGGGCATATTGTACAATCATTGCAGGAGATGTCACAAAATATTTCGAGTACAGAAGAGATTCGACAAGTAGGTACTATATCTGCTAATAATGATGAGAATATCGGAAACTTAATTTCTGAAGCTATGGATTCTGTTGGTATTGAAGGTGTAATTACTGTTGAAGAGTCTCAGACAGCTGAGGATTCTCTTGAAGTTGTTGAAGGGCTACAATTTGATCGTGGATATTTATCACCATACTTTATTAATAATCAGCAAAAGATGGTGGTTCATATGGAAGATGTACAAATTCTAATATATGATGGTAAGATTACAAGTATTAAGCCACTAGTAAAGATATTAGAATTCTGTATTGCTAATTCTAAATCTCTATTCATTATTGCAGAAGATATTGATGGTGAAGCATTAGCTGGATTAGTAGTAAATAGTGCTCGTGGTACGTTGAAAGTAGCAGCTGCTAAAGCACCTGGATTTGGTGATAAAAGAACAGCACTGCTAGAAGATATCGCTACAGTGACAGGAGCAACTGTTGTATCTCCTAGGAAAGGAATGAAGTTAGAGAATGTAACCGGTGTTGAGTTTGGTTCTGCAAAATTAATTACAAGTAGTAATAAATCAACAACTATTGTTGATGGTGCTGGTAAAGCAGATGAAATTAGTAATCGTGTTGAAGAACTCAAAACCATGATTGATAATTCAGAATCTGTATATGAAACAGAGCAATTGCAAGAGCGTTTAGGTAAGTTAGCAGGCGGTGTAGCTATTCTACGAATCGGAGCTGAGTCAGAGTTAGAGTTAAAGGAAAAGAAAGATCGAGTTGAAGATGCTCTATCAGCTACTAGAGCAGCTGTTGATGAAGGTATAATACCTGGCGGTGGAATGGCTTTAAGACATATAGCAGATACTAATATGACAATGTGTGATAATGATGAGCAAGAGATAGGTAGAGATATTGTTATTGAAGCTATTAGAGCGCCATTTGAAGCCATCTTAAGAAACGCAGGTGAAAATCCTACCACCATATGGGGTAAAGTGCAGAAATCTAGAATGGATGGACAGATGGGATATGATGTTAGAAATGAAAAAGTAGTTGATATGATTCAAGAAGGAATTATTGATCCAACTCGAGTTACTCGAACTGCATTAGAAAAAGCAGCATCTGTTGCAGGTACTATGCTTACAACTGAATGTGTTGTAACTAATATAAAAGATGATTCTGAATCTACTCCTAATCCAATGGGTGGTGGATTTGGAATGATGTAAAAAATTTCATATATTAAGGTATGCAAGAACAACATACAATTTGGACAGAGAAGTATAGACCTGATACATTAGAGGGATATATAGGTAATATAGATATTACTAGTAAAGTTAAAGTATATTTGGAGAGTGGTGACATACCACATCTCCTTTTATACGGTAAAGCAGGTACAGGTAAAACAACATTAGCAAAGCTTATAATTAAAAATATAGATTGCGATTACATCTACATTAATGCATCAGATGAGAATAATGTAGATACAGTACGTAATAAGATTAGAGACTTTGCTAGTAGTGTTGGGTTTGAACCATTAAAGGTTATTATATTAGATGAAGCTGATTATATGACGCCAAATGCGCAAGCTGCTTTAAGAAATCTTATGGAGACATTTTCTAAACATACTAGATTTATATTAACATGTAACTATGTTGAAAAGATCATCGATCCTATTCAAAGTAGATGTCAAGTATTTGGAGTAACACCTCCGTCTAGAAAAGATGTCGCTGAGAGATTATTATCTATCACTAAAAGTGAAGCAATAGCTGATGATAAAGAAGCTATAGTGACTATTGTTAACTCTACTTACCCTGATATTAGACGGAGTATTAATTCACTACAACGTCAAGTTGTTAACGGAAAAATTGTAGTAGATGAAGCATCTTTATTAGAAGCTGATTATATGACAAAGATATTAGATGAGTTACAAAATGGTAAGTCATTTACAAAGATAAGACAAATAGTAGCAGATAGTAAAGTAAAAACATTTGAAGATTTATTTAGATTTTTATTCGACAATGTAGATAATTATAGTACAGATGCTGCTGCAGTAATAACAATCATTGCACAGACACAGTATCAAGCTTCATTTGCAGTAGATAAAGAAATAAATGTTATGTCAATGTTTAATCAAATATTAGGAGTAATATAATGGGTAAAGAGATAAATATGAATCAGAATCCACAAGTGCAGATAAATCCACAAGATTTAGAAGATGTGTGCTGTGATGAGTGTGGCGGTCAAATGTTCGTACCAGTGATGCTATTTAAAAAAATATCAGCTGTGCTATCACCTAATGGTCAGAAAGCATTATTTCCATTAGAGGTGTATAAATGTGATGGATGTGGACATATAAACGACGAGTTTCTACCACAGAATGTCTAAACCGATATTTGAACATATCGCAAATGTAACTTATAAAAAAGTAGATCCTAATTCATATACAGAATCAGACTGGAAATCATATTCACCATATATGATGAACAAATGGCTATCTATGAATAAGGGATTTATTGATGTTATAGATTTAATACAGCCGTACTATGGATTAGATAAAGAGATTCATTACAAGATGTTATCTAGTTTGTTACCTAAGAAAAAATCATTTACAAAATATATTAAAGGTAAGAAGAGTACTAAATATAATTCTGAGCTTATTGATGTATTATGTAAGTATTATGAAGTATCTAGAGATGAAATAAAAATGTATTTAGAGTTGTTTTTTCAAGATAAGGTTCGTATATTAGACTTAATATCAATTTTGAAGAAGTATGGACGTACTGATAAAGAGATAAAGAAGCTAATAAAGGTATAGTATGAGTAAGATAGAAGATGCAGTAGCAAAAAAGATTCAAGATAGAGCTGAAACAGGTAAGAATAAGTATGGTGTTACTATGGAGCGCACTGATCTTAATACTGTAGAGTGGTTAACACATGCTCAAGAAGAAGCAATGGATTTAGCTGTATATTTAGAAAAGATAATTAAGATAGTGAAGAATGGGTAGAATTTCATATAGTCAATATTCGCAATATGCTACATGTCCTAAGAGATGGAAGCTTAACTATATAGATAAGCTTGGTACATATTCTCAATCAATCCACACCCTGTTTGGTACTGCTATGCACGAAGTATTGCAATCATATCTTACAATTATGTATGAAGATTCAGCAGCTGCAGCTGAGAAAGAAGATTGGGGAATGCATTTGCAAAACTTTATGGCTAAAGAGTATCGTAAAGCTATGGCTATGGGTCAAGAGCCCACGTTTACAAGTGCTAAAGAGATGCAAGAATTTTACGATGATGGTATTGCTATTATTGATTTCTTTATTAAAAATCGAGGTAAGTACTTTGCTAAACGTAACTTTGAATTAATTGGTGTTGAGATACCGATAAATCAAAAGATGGTCTGTAATGAAAATGTTAACTTTATTGGTTATATAGATTTAGTTATAAAGGATCTTAGAGATAATACATATGAGGTTATCGATATCAAAACTTCTACTATGGGGTGGAATAAATATCAGAAAGCAGATAAGATTAAGACATCTCAATTAGTATTATATAAGTCATATTATGCTAAACAATTTGATGTCCCTATTAAAAATATTAGAGTTAAGTATTTTATAGTTAAACGACGACTATACGAAGGTCTGGACTTCCCGCAGAAGCGTGTTCAATTATTTGAGCCTGCTGCAGGAGTACCGACAGTGAACCGTGTTGCTGAGTCTGTAGAAGCGTTTGTTAAGCATGGCTTTAAAGCAGATGGATCACATAATACTGATGGAAGCTTTATAGCTTTCGCAGGTAAAAATAATAAACATTGTAAATACTGTGACTTTAAAGATCAAGTAGATCTTTGTCCTAAAAAAGAAAGATTAAAGGAGTAATTATGTCAAAATTAATAGTAGATGCATTAAAAGCAAAGTATGTAGCAGAACGATTAGAGAGTCTAGCTAATCTACAAACATATTTATCAACTGCTGTAGGTGTAGGTGATCATTCTAATATTGTAGCAGAGTGTGATAAATTGATAGATTGTATCAGTAAAGCAGAAGGTAAGCTTCAGACAGTTACAACTCTGCTTGATCAATCATCTCCTGAGGAGTAGTAATGAGAGTAGGTATAATAGGTTCGCGTCAGTATGAGAATAAGCGTAAGATTAAAGAGATGATCTTTAAGCTAAAACGTAAATTCGGTAATGACTTAACTATTGTATCTGGAGGAGCTCAGAATGGAGCAGATAAATATGCTAGAAAGTTTGCATTAGAGTTAGATTGTAGATATTTAGAATTTAATCCTGCCCACACACAGCGTAATTTATACTCTACCATGCGCGCTTCGTACTATGATAAAGAATATCACCCAAAATACTTTTTTCAGAGGAATACTATGTTAGCAGGGTTTGTAGATTATCTAATTGCTTTCGTACCTTATAATATACCATCACCTGGTTCAGAGCATACCCTTAGAGAAGCGAGAAAAAAAGGTAAAAAAGTTGTTATTATTTCATAATATTTTTGTATATATGTATATTTATATATACAGGGAGTATAATTATGGATAAAATGAAGACGAAGCTAACCTCCGTTAATGTCGATAAAGACAATCATAAAAAATTTAAAATGTTATGCATACGAGATAATATCACATTTCAAAAACTAGTTAACATAGCAGTTGAGTTATATATTAATGATAATGAGTTTAGAGAGTTAATTACAAAAAGGTAATATATGCAAGTACCAGAGTTACAAACTACTAATAAGAAAAAAATATTATTACTATCAGATGATTTGAGATTGCATTCAGGTGTAGGTACTATGTCAAAAGAGTTCGTTATGGGAACTCTACATAAATACGACTGGGTACAGATTGGTGGAGCAGTTAAGCATCCGGATGAGAATAAGGTAATAGATATGTGTAAAGCGGCTACAGATTATACAGGTGTACAAGACGCATATTTGAAAGTATATGCAACATCAGGATACGGTAATCAACATATATTACGTCAAGTTATTCAAATAGAGAAACCTGATGCTATTATGCATTTTACAGATCCTAGATTCTGGGGTTGGTTGTATGATATGGAGCATGAGCTGCGTCAGACTATGCCATTATTATATTATAATATTTGGGATGATCTACCATTTCCACACTGGAATGAAGATTTCTATGAAACATGTGATTTATTAATGGCTATATCTAAACAGACATATAATATTAATAAGCATGTATGCCAGCGCAAGCCTAGAGTAGAAGGCGTAGATTTAGCATATGTACCGCATGGTATAAATACAGATATATTCTATCCAATAGATGTAAATAATGGTGAGTATATAGCTTTTAAGGATAAATTACTTAATGGTAAGGAGTATGATTTTCTAGCGCTATTTAATAGTCGCAACATTCACCGTAAGCGTCCAAGTGATTTAATGTTAGCATTTAAAAAGTTCTGTGATACATTACCAAGTGATTCTGCTAAAAAGTGTGCACTAATAATGCATACTGATATATCTGATCAAGCTGGGACTGACCTTCTTGCAGTTAAACATGCGTTATGTCCAGATTATGATATTATCTTTAGTAACCGTAAGCTACCACCACTGCAATTAAATTATTTATATAATATAGCTGATATTACTTGCAATCCATCATCTGCAGAAGGATTTGGGCTATCTCATATGGAATCATTAATGGCAGGTACCCCGACGATAGCAACAGTAGTTGGCGGGTTACAAGATCAAATGGGATTCATATGTGAAGATGGTGAGCCATTCAATGTTAAGCATTTAACAAAAGACATCCCGAGTAATAGTACAGGTGAGATTTCTGAAGATTGGGGTAAGTGGGTTTACCCATTATGGCCGCAGATGAATCTACAAGGATCACCTATGACTCCATATATTTATGATTCAAGACCTAGTGTTAAGAGCATTGAAGATGGATTTGCGTGGTGGTATAATATGTCTAAGGAACAGAGAGTAGTATGCGGTGAAGCAGGTCGCAAATGGGCTATTGATAATGGATTCACATCTGAAGGTATGTGTGATGCTATGATTACATCGATTGAAGGGTGCTTTGATACGTGGAAGCCTAGAGCAAAATTCACCTTAATTAATACAAATGTAGAAAAAATAACCTATCCACATGGAGCTTTAATATAATGAAACCAGTTTTAGCAATTAGTTGCCCTGCATCAAGTAGAAGCGGGTATGGAGATCACTCAAGAGATTTAATTAGAAGTCTAATATCTATGGATAAATTTGATATTAAGATTCTCGATCAAGTATGGGGAGGGTGTCCACGGAATGCGCTGAATCCTGATACTGATCAAGATATCATAACTAGATGTATTGGTGGTTTAGAAGCACAACCAGATGTATGGATACAAGTTACAGTACCAAATGAATTTCAACCTGTAGGTAAGTATAATATAGGTATTACAGCAGGAATGGAAACTGATTTGATATCAGCTCCATGGGTTCAAGGATGTAATAGAATGAATCTTATTATTGTACCATCAAAACACTCAAAAGAGGTTTTTGAAAAGACAACATATGATCAGCAAGATAAAAATACAGGTCAGAAGACTGGAGAGTTGAGAGTTACTACTCCTATTGAAGTGCTATTTGAAGGATTAGATTTAAACACTTATAATAAGATTACAGATAAGAGTAAGCTACCAGCTACGATCGTAAGCTCGATTGATGAAATACCAGAAGATTTTTGCTTCTTATTTGTCGGACATTGGTTGAGTGGACAACTGCACCATGATAGGAAAGATGTAGGTGGAATGTTACAAACATTCTTACACACATTTAAAGATCAAGCTCCAAGGAACCAACCAGCTTTGATAATAAAGACATCATCAGCTACATTTAGTGTTATAGATAGAGAAGATATGATACGCCGTATCAACGGAATTAAAGCAATGATGGGTAGTAACAAACTACCTAATATATATTTACTCCACGGAGACTTAACACCGAGTGAGATGAATGGATTGTATAATCACCCTAAAGTTAAATCTATGGTTAGCTTTACTCACGGAGAGGGATTTGGAAGACCTTTACTAGAATTCAGCGTAACAGGTAAGCCAGTAGTAGCTACTAATTGGTCAGGTCACATTGATTTCTTAGATAAGTACGGATTTGGATTACCTGGTGAGTTAAAGCCTGTGCACGATAGTGCTACATGGAAAGATGTAATAATACCTGAATCAAAGTGGTTCTATGTTAATCATGGATATGCGTCAGGGGTGTTAAAGGATGTAGTTAAGAATTATAAAGTATATTTAGAGACATCCCGGAAGCAAACACAGTATGTGAAGTCTAACTTCACTTTAGAGAAGATGGATGAGGTATTTAAAGATATGGTAAATAGAAACGTACCTGAATTTCCTAAACAGCAGGAATTAGTACTACCAAAATTACCAAAACTAAATCCAGTTAAACTACCAAAACTGGAGAAACAAGATGTCTAATATAATTGCAGATGGTGACGATAAACTTAATATTCAAACAGGATACTTTACACGTAAATCATTTACTAAAGATGATACATCAGTTGCTAAATATGAAGCAACAATTACAGCTTTAATACGATCGACTCGGAAACTTGAAGATGGTAGGTATTGGTATCTAACAACTATGGCACTACCAGCCGGAATATTATTCCCAGCTGGTAGTCCTAATGACTACGAATGGCTAGTTGCACCTGTAGTAGCTATGGAGGTGGAGCAGAAGGATGCATATAAAGACTCAGGAGACGCAGGAGAGACTAGAGTTGCTATAGAGGATGCAAAGAAATTTCAAAAGTTTCAAGAAGCGTTAGTTTACTTAGGAATGTTGTAGTGAAGCACCTTAACGAGCATCTACGTAGAGCTAATCAAAAGTTAGCAATTGCAAAAGCACAGTTAGAGAAAGGTATGGTTGTTGAGATGATGTATAAGCCTGAAAAAGGTAATCTCAAACGATATGTCTTAACAGTATTGAATGCAAATTTTCAAGGTAAGATGCACGCTATATCAATGGAAAATGTATCACATAGAGCTTACACTGATTTCGTTGACGATATAGGTATTAGATACATTCCTAGATTTCAAAAATATAGAGGTGTTAATGTATCGAAAGTTGTAATGGATGTATCATCTAGAAGGTTCTATGCTGGTAAATTGAGAGATAATTTACAAGACTGTTATCGAACATTCAATGTAAGAAAGATAAATTCAGTGCGATTAATTGATTATGAATTCGATGAGACTCTTATTAACAAATATTTGATAGATTAAAATAAAATTCGTATATTAAGGTTATTATGAAAATAAGTTATGCAATTACTGCTTGGAATGAGCACAGAGAGTTAGATAAATTATTACAATTTCTGATAGAACATAAACGAGATCAGGATGAAATTGTAGTACAGACAGATAGTGGTAAAACTACAGAAGAAGTTTATGATGTATTAGAAAGTTATGAAAGCAAGGCTCAGTATGATGATTATCATCACTACTCCTTTCCATTAAATAATAACTTTGCTCAATATAAAAATAAATTAAATTCATCTTGTAGTGGAGATTGGATATTTCAAATTGATGCAGATGAATTGCCAAATGAATATCTCATTCAAGCACTACCATTTATATTAGAAGCTAATCCAGGTACAGAAGCATACTGGGTACCAAGAGTAAATACAGTTGCAGGTATTACAGATGCTCATATTCAGAAATGGGGTTGGCGTGTTGATGATCGAGGTTGGGTAAACTTCCCTGATTGGCAAATGAGAATATATAGAAACAAACCTGAAATCTATTGGATGAAGCCGGTACACGAGCAACTTAAAGGATATACTAAATTTGTAAATTTACCACCAGAAGAGAAGTTTACGTTGTACCATCCAAAGAATATTGGTAGACAGGAAGCTCAGAATAAATTTTACGAGAGCTTATAATGAGAGAGGTTAAGTTAATAACGAATTGTGAAAGACCACCCAATTGGTTAATGGATATTGCAGTAAAGCATTGGTTAGATAGTGGATTTAAACCTGAAAATTTAATATTTTTAGTGAATAATTTATCTAATTTTGATATGGTTGCTGAATTAAAAAAACGATATAATATAGATGCTACTCGAGTGCAGTCTGCAAATGACATTTATAGAAAAGATAAATGTGTTGTATGGGATGATCTTCAAGAATTTGATTATGGTAGATATCATGATGTCGAAGCTCCTATTATAAATAATGTTCAACATATATTATTGAATAAGGGAGTTGATGTTGTTATATTCTTAGATAGAGATGAATTACTATGGCATGAGAGCGGTGATTTAATAAACGTATTAAATACATTTGAAGAGCCTATAATAAGACCTCGTGGTATAGAAGTGATTCAAACAGGTGATGAACTACCATTAGATTTATCTAAACCTATTTCAGAGCAAAGGAAGTGGTGTCGATGGTTTCCATCAAAAAGTAAAGCGTGTATAACTAGAGTACCTGTTGATTGGATGATTGGGAGACATGGTACAACTTGTGGTCGTTGGCCTCATGCTGATGCTCACTACCATCCTGAATTACAAACTCACCCACAAGCTGATATATCTGAACATTCTAGGTTATACTTAGTGCATTTTGATAAAGTTGATATGAATTTATTATATAAACTAAGGATGGAAAGTCAAGAATTATTTAAGACAAACGACAGACATACAGGAGTCGTTGATGAGCAATCATTTACAGAATGGTTCACTGAAGCGCATAAAGAAACTATATCAGATAGGATAATGTATGATTGCGGTGACTTCTTAAAGAGAGTAGGAGTATAATGGAAGTATTACAATCAACGGTATTTAGAGATGTAAAAGTATTTACACCTACTGTGTATACAGATACTAGAGGATTCTTTATGGAATCTTATAATCAGCAAATTCAGAATATACTAGGTGTAGAGTTCCTGCAAGATAATCACTCTAAATCAAAGCGAGGCGTTATACGAGGCCTCCATTATCAATGGGATGCGCCGATGGGTAAGCTAGTACGAGTACCAGTAGGCTCAGGTATTGACGTTATTGTTGATATTAGAAAGAATTCACCTACATTTGGTATGTCAGAGCAATTTGAATTATCTGATGTAACTAATAGGATTGTATGGGTACCGCCAGGGTTTGCTCATGGATTTATATCACTACAAGATAATACTCATTTAATGTACAAAAATACTGCATTGCATAATAGTGCTACAGAAGGAGCAATACATCCGTTTGATGTAAGATTGAACATTGATTGGGGAATGCATAAGTCACAAATAATATTATCTGAGAAGGATAACTTAGCACAATCATTCTCAGATTACAAAAAGGATCCAAAATTTATATGAAAAATATTTTTATAGCTGGAGGAGCAGGTTATATTGGTACACGATTCTGTAATGAATTAGCAAAAGATTATAATATTACAGTATATGATCATTTTTGGTTTGGTGATAATATTACTGCTGATGTTAGAAAGATACGTGGTGATATTCGTAATATCACTACTGATGATTTAGTAGGTTTTGATGCTGTATTATTTTTAGGTGGCTTATCAAATGACCCTATGGCTATGTATAGACCAGATCTAAACTTTATTGAGAATAGTGCCATACCTACTTACTTAGCTTTTATAGCAAAAGAAGCGGGTGTTAAGAGATTTATATGTGCTAGTTCCTGTAGTGTATATGGCCATACAAAAAATCGAACTCTAACAGAGAGTAGTAAAGTAAAACCATCATACGCTTACGGTATATCGAAGTTACAATGTGAGCGAGGTATTAGTATATTAGAAGATGATAACTTTAAACCTATATTGTTCAGAAAAGGTACAGTAGGAGGGTGGTCACAGCGTATGCGATACGATTTAGTAATTAATACTATGCTTATGACTGCTTTTACAAAAGGAGAGATTAATGTTAATAGTCCAAATTTATGGAGACCACTCATTGATATCAGAGACGTAATTGAAGGTTATAGATTAGCCATTGAAAGTGATGATAATGTATCTGGTGTATATAATCTATCAGGTGGTAATTATACTATAGGAGAGTTGGGTAAAATCATTCATACTGCATTAATATCTAAAGGATATGAAACGAAATTAAATTATCTAGATATTAAAGATGTGCGAAATTATAAAGTAAGTACATCGAGTATTGAGGATGTTTTAGGATTCAAAGCAAAATACTCTCCTAAAGATTCTGTTGCAGAAATATTATCTAATATAGATTTAGATAAATATGATTTTTCAAATAACAAATACTACAACATAAATACTTTTAAAGAGGTTATATGAAGATATTAATTACAGGCGGTTCAGGACTTCTTGGGACCCATTTACAACATGAACTTATTAATCGTAGAGATATTAAATTAGATATACCATCCCATAGTTTATTCGACGTTACAGACCTACAAGCTGTGAGAGAATATTTAGATTATTCTAAACCTGATACTCTAATTCACTGTGCAGCTGTTGCTAAATTTAAAATTGTTGATAAAATTCCTGCAAAAGCTATTGAAACAAATATAGTGGGAACTAGTAATATTACTATCGCATGTATGGAGCGTAATATTAGATTAATATATATTTCAACAGATCACGTCTTTGATGGTAAGAAAGGAAATTATCATATCAATGATAAGATTAATCCGATATCTAAGTATGCAAAAACAAAAGCAGCAGGTGAATTGGCTGTGCGTATCTATGATAACTCATTAAGTATTAGAACATCTTTTTGCGATGTTAAATTCCCCTTTGATACAGGGTATATTGATAAATGGACGTCGCAAGATTATGTAGATAATATAGCACCTAAAATTATAGAAAAAGCGTTGAGTGATGAAATCGGTATATGTAATGTAGGACATACTCGGCGTTCATTCTATCACCTAGCGAAAGATCGACATGGTGATACTATTAAAATTGGATCAATTGAAGATTTTAAATCAAATATACACCCAATTTTAGTAGATACTAGTTTGAAAGTATAATTATTTTTCTTATATTATAGTAAATAAAAAAAGGTAAGTTATATTATGAAAAATGCAGCTGTAATAATAGTTGGTCAAGGATTTGAAGATAGTGAATTTACATATCCATATTACAGGCTTCAAGAAGAGAACATTAAAGTAGATGTAGTTACTTCTAATAATAATACAGTAACTGGGAAACTAGGACAACCTGTGACACCGACACTACTTTTGAGCGAATTACAGGAGTCTGATTTTGATATGGTAATACTTCCAGGTGGACATGAAGGACCTGATCGAGTTAGACAAGTTACATCTATATTAAAATTTATCAAAGAAATGGATAACAATGAAAAAATTATAGCTACAACTTGTCATGGAGCTTGGACTACAATTTCAGCACAAATAATGAAAGGTAAGCGTGTAACATGTTATAAAGGTATGAAAGATGATGTTATTAATTCTGGAGCAATTTATTTAGAGGAGGATGTTGTTGTTGATAATCACTTTATTTCAGCACCACACTTTAGAAATAATCATCAATGGTTAAGATCTATAATAAGTACATATAATAGCAGGAGAGTAGCTAATGAGTTATGATAATAGTATAGTAAAAAAACCATGGGGTTATGAATACTTAGTTTATGAGAATGATGAAATTGGAATTTGGTTTCTTAATATCAGTAAAGATCAAAGTACATCACTTCATTGTCATCCGAAAAAAAATACTGGTTTAATTATATTAGATGGTATCGGAGAGATTACATGCCTACCATCTATAATACCTGATGGTAAAAAAATTATAAAAGGTCTAGGTAAAACTACTTTACGTAGAGGATTATTTCACTCTACAAAGGCATTATCAGACTCATTATTATTATTAGAAGTAGAAACCCCTAAAGATAAGCATGATTTAGTAAGATTATCAGATAATTACGGTAGAGAGTTTAAATCATATGAAGATTCTAGTTTCGAAATACCTAAAAAATCAGACTGTCTTTGGATAGAAGAACCAGTTGTAAATAAATTTAATACGTATGAATTCGGTAATTGTATATTAACAGTAGAGAATATATCAGATATTGACATTATTAATAATAAATTAGATGCTGATCTTTTGATATTTCTCAAAGGTGGATTAGTTCGTACGATTGAAGGAGAAGATTATTTAGTTACAGTACCTGGTGAAGTAGGACTTGCATATCATATTAAGCAAATAAGTACAAAATTAGATGGTGTAGTTGATAATACTATAATATTAACAATTAGAAAAGATTAAATAATGGACATGAAAATATTTCCTCCTGGGTTTGAAGATGATCAAAATAATATAGCTATTGATTTTGATGGCGTTATTCATAATTTTAATAAAGGGTATCATGATGGTACATGTTATGGAGATCCATTACCACATTCTATAGAAGCAATTAAAGAACTATCTAAAACATATAAGATTATTATTTTTACAGCAAAAGCTAAATCATCTAGGCCATTAGTAAATGGTAAAACTGGTACTGAATTAGTGGAAGCTTGGCTTAAAAAGCATAATATTTTAAAATATGTATCTGAAATTACAGCAGAAAAGCCGAGAGCTATATTGTATGTAGATGATAATGCTTATAGGCACACAGATTGGACGAAAACATTAAATTGGATTAAGAATGAAATTAGTTAATTATAATAAGTTTAATAATGTAATGTATAATGTTCTAATAAAAAAGAATGTTCCTACAACCATTGCTAATACTCTTACAACTTCATTAATTAATACATCTTTAAGAGGAGTAGATTCACATGGTATACATTTATTTCCTCACTATTTTAAAGAAATAGAGCTAAATAGACTCAATATTAATCCAGTATTGAGTTTTAAGCATACAAGTAATTCTACAGCTATATTAGACGCTAAAAATACATTAGGACATCATGCAGGTTATAAATCGATGAATGAAGCAATATATTTAGCTAAAAAAACTGGAATAGGTATTGTAAGTGTTAAAAATTCTAATCATTTTGGAGCTGCTTGGTTTTTTACTGATATAGCTGCAAAGAGTGGAATGATTGGAATTGCTCTAACAAATACAGAAGCATTAGTTAATGCACATAACAGTAAAGAATCATTCTTTGGAACAAATCCATTTTGTTTTTCGGCACCTATGAATAATGAAGATCCGTTTTGTTTAGATATGGCTACATCTACTGTACCGTGGAATAAGATAAAAAATTATAAACAACAAAACATAGAATTAGAATATAATTGGGCATATGATGTAAATGGAAATATTACAACTGATCCACATACTGCAAATACTTTAAGTAGTATCGCAACATATAAAGGATTTGGATTAGGTATGGTTATTGAAATACTGTGCTCTGGACTTACTAATGGTCCTATGAGTAAACATATTGCCCCGTTATACGATTTAACAAATAATCAAGAAAGAAAAATTAGTCATTTTTTTCTAGCGTTGGATATATCTAAGTTTACATCAACCAGCCAATTTGAATTATATCTGTCAACTATGGCAAATGAAATTAGAAAACTACCAAAATCTTCTGCAGAAGATGTTATGATAGCTGGTGATAAAGAAAAGCGATGTATGAAAATACGAAAAAAACGTGGAATACCTTTAACTGAAGATAAGTTTGAAGAATTTTTAATGATATCGAAAGATTTTGAAACAACAATTTAATATGAGAAAAAAGATCACTGCAATAGTACCTGTTAGAAAAGGGTCTGAACGGGTAAAAAATAAAAATTTTAAAGATTTTGCTGGTACAAATTTGTTAAGCATTAAACTTAATACTTTATTACAAATTAATACAATAGATAAAATAATAGTCAGTACAGATTCAGATGAAGCTATAGAAACTGCAGAGTTGCTTGGTGTAGATGTTCACAATAGAGATCCATATTATGCTAGTTCAGCAGTAAATAATTCTGAATATTTTCAAAACTTAGCTGAAAATATAAAAAGTGAATATTTAATGTACAGTCCAGTTACATGTCCACTAATATCAAAAGAAACGTATGTTGACTCTATTAACACATTTCAGTCTGCAAGTGTAACAAACTTAGTAACAGTAGCACCAGTTAAACATCATATGTGGTTAGATGGTAAGCCACTAAATTATGATATCAAAAATTCACCAAACAGTCAAGATTTACCAGATATTTATTCAATAACATATGGTATATGTATTTTATCTCGTAATGATATGATTACATATAGAAATATAATAACAAATACACCTACCTTTAAAGTATTAAATGAAGTTGAATCAATCGATATAGATACACCGTTAGATTTTGAATTTGCAGAATTTATGTATAAAAAGTTAAAACTATGAAACCAATAATTATTCTAGGAAAAGGCCCCAGTGCATTTTCAATAAAAAAATCAGATAAATATGATGTAGCAGCATGTAATAATGCAATAATACTATGTGAAGATCCTACATATGCTTTTTATAATGATATTGAAACAGTTGAAATTACAGATAAAGAAGATTTTAGTAAAATTTCAACTCTTATTATTCCTACATATTTACATTCAATGAATAATCCTAGATTTAACGGAGTGCATCAAGAAGTACATTATACAAAACTATTAGAGCTTTTTAATGACGGTCGATTTGATGATCTTGATATTCTCCTATATGAGTTACATAAAAATGCTTCACTAAGACCTGAAGAAGTAGAGCAGATTAATAATGGTAGAGAAATTGCCCCTCCACTAGACGAGTGGCCTGGGAGTTGTGGCGTTGCAGCTGCTAATTTCTTAGCAAAATTTATAGGATATAGAACATTTATATTTGCAGGTATAGATCCAGCTGGAGGATATCATCCTATATTTAACAATGTAAAAGTAGATGGAGCAGGTAACCCTGCTTTCGGTGGTATGGGGACAGCAGCGCAACCATCTGGGTATGATGCAGATTATAATCAAATGATTCGATTAATTGAATCTTATGGCGGTACAGCTGTACACATCGATACCATGAGTGATGAACAGAAAAGAGAGTTAGATATATCATGATAGTTACAATACATCAACCTAATTTTGTACCATGGTATCCGTTCTTTGAGAAGATGAGACAAGCAGATATTTTTATTCTACTAGGAAATTGTCAATATGAAAAAAGTGGTTATCAAAATAGATTTAATATAGATGGTAATTGGAATACTATGAGTGTTAAGAAAGGTGTTGATAATATTATTAATAAAAAATATAGCAATCATTCTTTTGATTGGAAGAAAATAAAGAAAAGGTTATGGAAGTATAATGACATCATAACTGAACTTGATGATTATATATCAGATAACTTATATGAAACTAATAAAAATATTATTACTCATTTACGAGATATCTTAAATATAAAAACACCTATAGTAGAAGATACACCAAAAGAGTTGCTATCCTCAGAAAGATTGCTTATATTATGTAAAGAATATAATGCAACTCATTATCTTGCTGGGCAGGGTGGTAAAGCGTATTTAAATGAAGAGTTATTTAAAAAAGAAGGTATAGAAGTAATATATCAAGACAATATTACTCCTATCCATACATTGGAATATTTATATGAAACTACTTAATTTTGATAAAGTATTATGTTTATCACCTCACCCTGACGATGTAGAATATAGTATGTTAGGTACTATTCTTAAACATCAAGATACTCATTTCACCTTATGTCAAATTGCTCAAGGTGGTGACTGTGATGAAACTACAGGTGAACATAGACTTGAAGAAGTGAGAAATGTTTGGGCAAAATCTGGGTGTGATAATATTGATATTATATTCTCTGGTCATAAATACTTAAAAGAGTTATCAGAAGAACAGTGGATTCATAATATAGAACAATTACTAGATAATAACTATGATGCAATATTTCTACCTAATAATACTGATTCACATTTCGAACATAGATTTATTTCAGGTTTTGGTAGAGCATTAGTACGTAATAAAAATATATCACTTATTCATTATTATACACCTAGTACTCAAGATGAGTGGTGCCCTAATATGTATATTGATATTAGTTCTGAGTATGATAAGAAAACAGAAGCATTGAAAGAGTTCGTAAGTCAGCAACATAGATATTACTTTAGATCAGATGTTCTGAAAGCGTTCCATAGTGATTTTCAATGTGCAAAAAAAGGTGTTCATACCATAGAGAAATATGAAATAGCGGGGTTAATTATATAGTGGAGAAGATAGTATTATTAATAAAATCATACAGAAATCATTATGACTGGACTGTTCAATTAATTGAATCAATAGATAGACATAATAAGGATAATATAAAAGTATATATCGCTGCTCCAGCTGGAGACTATGAAATATTTTCTAATTTAGGGCATACTGTGATTACTGATGAAGAGATTATTGGAAGTGAAATTGATAAGAGTTGGAATACTTGGCCTGGTCACACTAAACAGCAGCTAGTAAAATTAATGTTTGGTGAAACTGAATTATGTGAAAATTATTTCTGGATAGATGCAGACTCTTACTTCATACGTGATTTCTATATCAATGATTTTATGTATACAGATGATATACCTTATACAACTATTCATGAGAATAAAGATTTGTTTTCATGGGTAGCTGAAACTGATATTAATATGTTAAAAAATATACGAAATGGGTATGAGAGTGATAGACGGAGAGTGATGAGTGTATTTGATAGAAAAGGTAAGATATATGATTGGACATGTCCTAATCTATGGTCTACTAAAGTATTAAATCATATGAAAGATTATTACATGAAGCCAAACAACCTAACATATACAGATTTACTAAATTATGTTCCAGGGGAATTAGTTTGGTATGGTGAATATCAACTTAAAACGCAAGTTATACCAACAATCCCAGCTGAGTCTTGGTTTAAGCCATTCCACTATAAAGCGCAGATGGATACTTGTAAACAGCGAGGTAATACAGAAGAAACATTAGCAATGAATTATTTAGGAATAGTAATGCCAAGTAAAGAAATGTCTGTAGGGAGATTTTAATGTTAATATCAACACTAAACTATAATCAACCAGAGTTAACTGATAATCTTATTAAGCAGTTAACACATGATAAGTCATTTAATAGTCATGAATTAATGGTTGTGGATAATGGATCAAGTAAACAACCTGCTAATTCTACAACACATAAGTTGGAAGAAAATCTATATTTTGGTGGTGGGTTAAATATAGTATTAGAATATTTTCTACAGAGTAGACATGAGTACTTTGTATTATTTAATAATGATTTAATCTTCCATGGTCCTAGACTATTAACTAACATGGTTCAAGAGATGAGAGATAATGATTTATCACTCTATTCACCAGCAATAACTAATACAGGAGCAGATCAATGTTTCTGGAAGCAAATGTGGAACTGGGGAACAGGAACGGTACGTGAAGTACAATTTATAGATTTTATGTGTCCTGTTATGAGAAGAGATCTAGCTGAAGCTATTGTAAAGTTTCCTGATGAATTATTTTTAGGATGGGGAGCTGATTTCTATTCAGGTATGATAGCTGAGCAGAATGGAATGAAAGTAGGTGTAAGTGATAATATAACGTTATCACATTTAGTGAGTCAAACATTTAAGACAGGAGCTATCGAAGTTAAAGAGAGTGATTTTTGTAGACAAGCAGATGGTAATATGCATAACTACTTTTTAAATAATGCTGAATTAAATCAAACGTTTGTTGAATTTAGAACGAATGGAGCAAATTACCATGCTTAGTTTTTGTATAAGTACACATAATAATTTAGAATATTTAAAAATAGCTATCGACTCTGTCCGTAAAAATAGCTATTATAAAGATGCACCATTTATTATACATGCAGAGAATTGTACTGATGGTACAGATGACTGGTTAGAGAGTGTTAAAGAGCAATATAATCTAGATGTCTATATAGATAAGAATGACTCACCTAAAGGAATAGGTGGTGGTATGAATTACTGTGCTGATAAAGTTGATACAGAATACATTATGTTTTTACATTCTGATTTCTATGTTACTGAAAATTGGGATAAATCATTAATGGATTTATTTGATAAGTATCCTGATGAGCGATTATGGGTGAATTCATTTAGAGTAGAGCCACAAATGTTCCCATCTTCAAGAACCACACCAGGTAATATAGTTGTACCACAAGATGCATTTGGAGCTTACTATGATACATTTGATACTGGTATGTTTGAAGAATGGTCAAAAGAGTTCAAAGAGGAAAATGATATAGAGTATACAAGGGGACTTGGAGTGAGTGCTTTAATTAAAAAGCGTGATTGGGATTTCATCGGAGGTAATGATCCACAATTTGCTCCTACGAGTTGGGATGATCATGACTTGTTTTGGAGAATGGTTCGTGAAGGATTTAAGTTTGTAACGACATCAACAAGCTTAATATATCACTTTGGTGCTAGAGGTAGTCATAGATTAGAAGAGAATAATAATATGAGTTCTGAACGACAGTCAAAAGCTGAAGTAGTTAATGCTAAAAAGTTTGTTACTAAGTGGGGAGGTATGCCTGAATTTGATAATGTTCATCAAATATGTGGCATTAAGGGTGTAGTTGATAAAGTATCTCTTATTGTACCTACACTATCATCTAACCGAGAATATACAAATAATATTCGTAAAAATATACTAGAATTATACAATAATGATAATTCAGTAGAACTTATTGAAGAGTGTAATGATGATGTAACTCTAGGTGTAAATTATAATAATGCAGTTGCGAGAGCTACCGGTGATATTATAGTGTTACTGCATAATGATATGGTGTTACAAAAAGGGTTTGTTGAAAAGATCCGTAGAGATATAACACCAGGTACTGTATTATCATATACTAGAATAGAGCCACCCATATTTCCTGAGACATTTCCAGGTAAGGTAGTTATTGATTGTGGTTGTGGATTAGATGATTTTGATAAGGAAAAGTTTGACAATATTAGATTAAACGATATTGTTATAGATGGTGGTACTCAATTATTCTTCGCTGTATATAAGAGAGATTATATTGGTATAGATGGTAAAACATTTCCTAAATTTAGAGAAGATGATGATATTCATTTACGTTATGAACTAGGTGGATATAAGCATAAAGTAAGCTCTGCATGTGTATATCATTTTGGTAGTAAGAGTTCAAGAGTTGGTCATTATCAAGCTGTAGAGAATTATTCTCACAATCAATTTATAGAGAAATGGGGAGTACTTGAAAGTGGTCAAATTACAAAAAGGAATCCAATACGATGCAATATTTCTTAATGATGCCAGGTGATACAGAGGAGACTGCTACATATGATAGTAATCTACTAGGTGAGAGTAGTTTCCATGTGTTCTGGGCTGGTCAAGGCTTAAAGATATTAATGAAGATGGTAGAAGAAGATCCTGAATCATTAGAGCATGTGAAGATAATTACAGATCGACGTGAAACAATATCAATAACAGAGTTTTTAGATACAATAAAATTAATGCAAGTGAGAGTAAACTAATGGTAGAGATGGTAAAGATTAATATTAATAAAATCGATTATGATGATGATAGTCGACAACGGAGTTCTAAATCACGTTCAAAGAAGAAAATACGTAAGATGAGACCTAGGGAAGATAAATAAGTATATATTTATATAGAGATAGTAACAAGTGATAAGGAGCATAAATTTGAAGAGCAGTAAACGGACAAGATTAGGGTCATATTTACTTAAAGTAGGGTACTTTGATATACGACAGCGCATAATATATCCTAGTAAGAAGATAGCTAAGGGATCTATAGAAGTATTTGTATGTCAGGGTAAGCATAAGATTGCAGGTCCGTTTAAATCACATCATGCAGCTAAATTACATGCTGAAGAATTAATGAGTGAGGGATTTCGATATGTCAAACATAAAAAGAGGTAGCAAATATATTATATCTAATAATACTCAGACACCTAATGGAATGGTTTATAAAGGAACTAAAGTCAAAGTTGAGGAGTTTATTTCTAAGGATAAGATTAGAGTTCATGATGAAGTCGGTAGAGTTTTATGGGTTAAATCGTCTGATATTTTAGTGTATTAATATAGTTTACGATATTTATAAGAGACAAATTATTTAGACTGGAGAATTCTTATATGAATGCAAAAGAATTAAATGCTTTATTAGAATCTGAATTAAAACAGTACCTTACTGAAAACATCAGTAAAGGTTATACAGTTGTATATCGTGATAAAGCATTCGATAAAACATACACAGCTCAAATACCGCCAGGTATTAGTAAGGCTGAAATCGTTAAGATGTTAAAGAAAACCATTAGAGTTGGATTAGAGATCGTTGGTATTACGCCTTTGAAAGAATCAGTTAATGAAGGAGCTATCCAAGATATTGAAGCACGATTAGCGTCTGCAAAGAAAGGAGCAAAAGCTTCTGGTGGTGGTTACTCTGGATGGGTTAAGACAGGCAGAAATTCTTGGAAGAAT